TGATCTTCCGGTTCAACCGCAGATAACCGCTTCCGCTGCTGTGCTTCCGGTAAAAATCCACGATGTCAAACCCGCATACCTCGCTGATCGTATTGTAGTGTTCACGAGCATGATTGACGGAGCGCATTTCGAGGCAGAAGAATTCGGTTGTCACTGCCGTAGCACCAGCTTTCGCTGCTTCCCTGATCAGATCAAGATATGTTTTGTCCGTCACGCCGATGATGAAAGGCCGTAAACGCAGTGTAGCCCCGCCCTTGCTTAATTGCGTGTATTCGTGCATCGCTGCAAGCCGTTCCTGCGGTGAAGGAACTCCCACCTCAATCTTCCGAGCAGCTTCTTCGTCCAGCGTAATGATGGAAAACTTCATGTTCCAATTGTCCGCACCACGGAACAGCTCCCTGTACTTCTCGTTGAAGAACACCCACGCCGATTTAGTGGAAAAGCAAATCGGGTAGTTGATCTCCTTCAGATACTTCAGCAGCTCGTAGGTTTTGCCGTACTTCCGCTCATAGCCGTCAAACTGATCGGACAACCCGCCGTACTGTATCGGCCTTTTGTCCTTGACGTATTCATAGAATTGGCTATGCTGGTCTTGTCCGCTCAATATCCGCTTGGTTTTCTCAATCGGAATACACCGCACGTTCTTGTTGAGATAGGCTTCCTTGCCGCTCCCGGTTCCTCGCTGATACTGGCTGAAACAATAAACGCAGCCGAAACTGCAATTTGAATAGGTGTCAATCGTAAGCGGAAGTGAGCAATCCGCAATCTCGCCAGACCAGCGTGGGCTCAAGTAATCCTCCTTGATGTACGGCTTCTTGTCTTTACTGTCCATACTGTCTCCTCCTGTCACAATGAAATCCTCATTTCATAATCCTCGCCCTTGTCGCCAACAATCACCGCACCCTGTTTTTCCCACCATTCGAGTGCTTTCCCAAGCTTGTGCGTGCGGAAAGTGATCGCCGGAATACTGTTTTCCTCGCAACGCTGCATGATCCGGGTCAGCATCATCGTTCCAAGGCCGAATCCTTGATGATCCGAGTCAACCGCAATCGCTACCAGCCGAAAGTGATCCTTTGCCACATTGCCGTAATAAAATGCGCAATTGAGAAACATGCCGTACCAGAACTTTCCCGGCTGACTCACATACAGAGCCTTGCGGAAATAAGCCCCGCAATTGGTCATGCTCTTATCACCGCAATTCCGGCAGATTTCGTCCACCTGCTTAATAAGGGCAGTGGCTGATTCTACTGTTTTCCCGGTAGCTTTTCTTTTCGTCTTTGCGAATTCCATACCAACCATTGTCCTCCCCACGGTACGCCTTTGCTATTGCCAACTGTCTGCTCGCCAAAACATCATCACAAGCTTTTCTGAACTCTGCCGATTTGCGCATTTTGATGGTTTCCTCAAGTTGCCGGTCAGCGTAATAACCGTTGTACCGTGTTCCCTTGAAGAACTTCTCATACGCACAGAGCGATGTTTCGAGCTTGGTAAAATTGTCATCACCGCCAGCAAGCTTTACTTCCCGCTGAAGCTCTTGTATAAGAGCCTCGAACGTTGTTTTATCTGTCGGTAGCGTGTGATATTTCTGCACATATTCCGCTTCTCTGTCCATCCCAAAACAGTAAAACAAGCCCCCGGCGAAAGTCATGGCATCACCTTCGTAATCCAATCCTTCCGCATGGGTAGCTTGCAGCACGAGAATATCGCAGTAAGTTTCCATGAACAGATAAGCCGAGAAGCGTGAAAAGAAGAACCACTTCTCGCAGTGAGAAAGCAGCTTTTTCGTGTTTACAACTCCCCGGCTGACAAACGCTTCACCGAACTTCGCAGCGCAATCAGAAAGCTGAAATACCCACGTAGCAAGCATACCCTTGAAATTGTCAAGCATCCGCACGTACTTCCGGTCAGATTGAAAAACCAGCTTAAGCTTGTACTCGTCAGCAAAGGCTTGATAATTCTTTTTGATCCGATCCCTGTTCTGAAGCAGAAAAATGGCACTTGCGCAGCAGTATGTAGTTGCGTAAAAGTATGTCAAATCAAAGCAATCCTGCAAGGAAAGCCCCTCTTTTTGCGCATACGCACGCAGCACCTGTCCGTTGCAATCTCCATCCCCGTGGATGTGATACCAAACGAACTCTTTCAAACGCTTGTCGTAATCAGGCATTGATTATCCTCCGCAGCACGTTCAGCACTTCTCCCTTGTCACGTTTCCCGGTATCGCAAAATACTGTTTTGGCACCGATCTCCCCGGCCTTCTTTGTCGAATTGATTACTCCTCTGGCCTTCGAGCGCATTGAATCATAATCGGCATCGGCATTACCACTCCGATTCAAAACACGATTACATGAAACGTCCAGATCGGCAATCAGAGCAAGCAAGTAGTAATCGTAGCCCACCTCATCCGCTGCTTTCTTCAGCTTCTGCTTGAAAGTGAATCCACCGCCGAACCGAACATCCTCAAACAAAATCACTTCCGGCCTGTTCCGGGCAATGATCGCCTTGATCGTCTTGATAAGCTCGTCACCAGAATAATTCCCGGCATCAACCCCGCAGCAGTTGGCCTCGTTGTACTTTCCGACAACCGCCACCTTCCCGTTGAACCACCATTCGCGGGAAACCCCGGTAACCTCTTGATTGAGTTTCAAGAAGTTACCGGTGGTAAGAAGCCCTTTGACGAGCGTTGTTTTACCAACACCGTTTGTCCCGCAAATCTGAATTATCTTCATTCCTCATCAGCTCCGGTCAGCTCTTCAAGGCTGTACACAACCCTCATCCGATCTTCGGTGATCCCGAGCAGGTTTTTCAGCTCTTCCTCCTGCTCCGGCAGATAAGTGATGATAACTCTGCGCTTCATAAGGAAGTCTTCAGCGTTATCGCTGTAGGATTCAAGCTCTTCCTTGGTCAAAGGATCTTGATAATCCCGGAAGCCCTCATCATTGGAGCCGTATTCCTCTTCCGGGTTGGTTACCACGCCGAAATCAGAAGAACCGTTGGAGAATCCAAAGCCGAAATCGCCCATGTTGAACTCGCCAAGGCCGGAAAGCTCCATTTCCAGCTTTCCGAAATTCCAGCGTGAAAGCTCTGCCGTCTTGTTGTGAGCCAGACCGTAGGCTTTGCGCTCCGCATCTGTCATATGATCCAGCCTGATACACGGAACTTCCTTCATTCCCAGAGCTTTCGCAGCCATCAACCGCCCGTGGCCTTCAACGATGACATTGTGATCGCTCCAAATGCCAATCGGATCATCAAAGCCGAACTTTTCGATGCTCCGTTTGATGGCGGCAACATCCTCTTCGCCGTGATCCCGTGCATTGCCCTCATATTCCTCAAGGGAATCCACCGGCAAGTACACAATCTCCAGTTTTACGTCCTTTTTGCTCATTTCGCTGTCCTCCTCAATCTTTTATGTATTTCAGTAACGCTTCGATCAGATCGAACGCCACGAAATAGCAGCAATCTTTTTGCTCGCACTTGTCGTTTTCAATGCATTTCAGCAGCTTACTCATCGCTTCCGCTGCTTTCGCATCAAAAACCGGTGCTTTAATCCACGCTACGACATCTTTGACTTCTTCCCCGCAAGCATCCACCCATCGGTAGCCGTCCCACTGTACGAACGTTTTATGCGTGTAGATCAGATCATGCTCTCTCGCTACCACTACGCACTCTATTTCGGTGTCCGGCATCCCTTCCTTGACACTTATCCAATTCGTCACATGACACATCCTCCTGCGCAAATTAGCCCACTTATTGTCAATGTACAAAAATCCCACCGCCCGTCCCGCAAATCCCGTTCAAGGGAATGACGCATTGAACAAACTGCTTCCGGTAGCACGATTCTGCAACGGAGCCAACAGGAGCGGATTCACATCCTTTCATTTCACTCCGAAGCCCTTTAGCAGTTTGTCGCAACCTTAATCTGCCGCTCATTCCGGCGCAAAATCCGGTTGATACGTTTCATATGCCGAATGTAATCTTCTTTCGGCTTGCAAACGTTCGGACATTGACCTTTCTTCTTGCATCTCACGCATGGATTCATTCCCGGCCTCCTGTCAAAAAATGAATACTTCTATTTTGCGCAAAAACC